GAAAATATGAAAAGACTCCAACTAAAGAATTGGAAAAAGAAATCGCCCGCTGCAATAATATCCAGATGGCTAAAAAGATTTCACTCAACTCTGCTTATGGTGCTATCGGTAATCAGTATTTTAGGTACTATAAACTGGCCAATGCGGAGGCGATTACGCTTTCTGGTCAAGTCTCTATCCGTTGGATTGAGCAGAAGATGAATGAGTATCTAAATAAACTGTTGTCCACAACCGAAGAAGATTATGTTATCGCATCAGACACTGATTCGATATATCTTAATCTCGGACCTCTTGTTGATAAATTTTTTGCTAATAAGTCTGGTGATAAAGCAAAGGTCGTTGAACTACTTGATATGGTTTGTCGTGACAAATTGGAGACGTACATCGATAAGTGCTATAACGACCTGGCAACGTATGTATCGGCGTATGACCAGAAAATGCAAATGAAGCGTGAGAATATTGCTGATCGTGGCATCTGGACTGCGAAGAAGCGATATATTCTTAACGTGTGGAACAGTGAAGGTGTTGCATATACAGAACCCAAACTGAAGATGATGGGTATTGAGGCAGTCAAGTCATCTACTCCTGCTCCATGTAGGAAGATGATTAAGGATGCCTTGAAGTTGATGATGACTGGAACAGAAGAGGATGTTATTGAGTTCATTGATAAGTCTCGCGTAGAGTTCAAGAAACTGCCACCAGAGCAGATTTCTTTTCCTCGTTCTGTTTCTGATGTTCAGAAGTATAAGTCTCATTCTGATATCTACATCAAAGGAACTCCTATTCACTGCCGTGGAGCACTTCTCTATAATCACTACATTAAAGAGAATAAACTTACTAATAAGTATTCTTTAATTCAAAATGGTGAAAAGATTAAATTTTGTTATCTAAAGAAACCAAACATTATTCATGAAAACATCATCTCCTTTATTCAAGATTTTCCTAGTGAACTTAATCTTGACAAGTACATCGACTATGACTTACAATTTGAAAAGTCCTTTGTCGAACCGCTAAAAGCGATCCTTGATGCTATTGATTGGAATGTCGAAAAAACTGTAAACTTAGAACTATTTTTCTCCTAATGGATTTGCCTATCAACGATAAAGAACTTGCCATCATTGTCAGTGCGTTGAGACTGGGTGGTGATGCAGCACTTTATCAAAAAATGAATAAGATCAAAGAAATTCGTGACGCTAACCCAGGTGGACCTTACAAGAAAATTGCCCGTGAAGAATTTGGATTTGTAATTTAATGGATTTTTTAAAAGAGATTGTAAAAGAAATAGGAGATGACTTCACAAAAGTCGCAAGAGACATCGACGAAACTGAAAAGTATGTTGACACAGGTTCGTACATTTTTAACGGACTTGTTTCAGGGTCTATATTTGGTGGTGTATCTGGGAATAAGATTACTGCCATTGCTGGTGAGTCTAGCACTGGCAAAACTTTCTTCAGTTTGGCAGTCGTCAAGAACTTCCTTGATGCTAATCCTGATGGGTATTGTCTATATTTTGACACTGAAGCCGCTGTTAATAAGTCTCTTATCGCAAGTCGGGGCATCGACCTTGATCGTCTGGTAGTTGTCAATGTGGTGACGATTGAGGAGTTTCGCAGCAAGGCGCTAAAGGCAGTAGACATTTACTTAAAAAAACCTGTAGACGAACGCAAACCCTGTATGTTTGTGTTAGACTCTCTTGGTATGCTTTCTACAGAGAAAGAGATCACTGATACACTGAACGACAAACAAGTTCGTGACATGACCAAATCACAATTGGTCAAAGGTGCATTCAGAATGTTGACTCTGAAACTGGGACAAGCAAATATTCCTATGATTGTTACCAACCACACTTACGATGTCATTGGCGCTTATGTTCCTACAAAAGAAATGGGTGGAGGCAGTGGACTCAAGTATGCTGCATCTACAATCATCTATCTCAGCAAAAAGAAAGAAAAGGATGGAACAGAAGTCATTGGAAACCTTATTAAGGCTAAGACTCACAAGTCACGTTTAAGTAAGGAGAACAAGGATGTTACTATACGTCTTTATTACGATGAGCGTGGTCTTGATAGATATTATGGTTTATTGGAGTTGGGTGAACTCGGCGGTCTCTGGAAAAACGTGGCAGGTCGTTATGAGATAGACGGCAAGAAAGTCTATGCCAAAGCAATCTACAAAGATCCAGAGTCTTACTTCACTCCTGAAGTGATGGAGAAACTGGATGAAATCGCAAAAGAGGAATTTAGTTATGGATCCTGAAGAGTATGAGCACATCAACGATGACTTCCAAGATGGATGGTGGTTGTTACCAGAGTATCAAGATTCTGAAGACGGGGATCAACGTCAAGAAAGTAGTTGATCAACTGAAGAAGTATCCAGGAGACTGGGACCACCAGAAGAGTCTGGAAGGGTCTCAGTCTCTTGTTGACAGAGGATTTGCAGACTTGCCAGTAAGTGCATTACAACTTATAATAGGTGGTGTCAAACACAAAGACGACTTTGTGGGAGACTCTGAGATCAACATTAAAACCCCTGCCTATACACATCATAGTGAGATCCGAAAGATCATACGCAAGCACTTTAAGAATGCAGAAATTCACAGATGCGGTTTTCTTTCACTTCCTATTGATGAGATTGTAGGAGCACATATCGACGAAGGTGCATATTACCTCACTAGAAATAGATACCATCTCTCTATTGTTGGACGGTATCAGTATTTTTGTGGAGAGGAAAGTGTCATCGTTGAACCAGGCACTCTTCTGTGGTTCAATAATAAATTACCTCATGGCACTGTTAATATCGGTGATGAGACACGTATAACATTTGTATTTGACATTCCTCATGGACAAAGTTGAAATCCTGATTTTAAGAAATCTATTGTATAATGAGGAGTATCTTCGCAAAGTTATTCCCTTTATCAAAGCAGATTACTATGAAGATCCTCATCAAAAGATTACTTTTGAGGAAATTGAAAAATTTGTCACGGAATATAATCAACCTGCAACCAAAGAAGTTCTTTGTATTGAGGTAGAGAAGCGTCAAGATATTAATGATACTTCTTTTCAAGAAATTACTAAGTTGATTAGTTATCTTGAAGATGTTCCAACTGATTACGATTGGTTGTGTGATACTACAGAGAAGTGGTGCCGAGACCGTGCCATTTATCTGGCACTGATGGAATCCATTGCTCTTGCAGATGGGAAGGATAAAGAGAAAGATAGAGGTGCTATTCCTAGTATTCTGTCAAATGCATTGGCAGTTTCTTTTGATACAAATATCGGTCACGATTACCTGATTGATTATGAAAAAAGATACGAATCATACCACAAAAAGGAAGATCTCATCCCGTTCGACCTTGAGTATTTCAACAAGATTACGAAAGGTGGTCTCCCTAACAAGACGCTTAATATTGCTCTCGCTGGCACTGGTGTCGGTAAGAGTTTGTTTATGTGCCATGTCGCTGCTTCGGCACTCCTTAACGGAAAAAACGTGCTATACATCACGCTTGAAATGGCTGAAGAAAAGATTGCAGAACGAATTGATGCAAACCTTCTTAATGTACCAATCCAGGAGATAACCGATCTTCCTAAGTTAATGTTTGAGGATAAGGTGACAAAACTGGCACAAAAAACTCAAGGATCTCTAATTATTAAGGAGTATCCTACGGCATCTGCACATGCGGGACACTTTAGATCACTTCTTAATGAACTTGCACTTAAGAAGTCATTTAGACCTGATATTATTTTCATTGATTACCTTAATATATGTGCTTCCGAAAGGTATCGCGCAGGCAGCAATGTCAATTCATATACAGTTGTCAAGGCTATTGCTGAAGAACTTAGAGGATTGGCTTGCGAAGCAAACGTCCCTATCGTTTCTGCCACGCAGACCACTCGTTCTGGTTATGGTAGCAGTGATGTTGAACTTACTGATACCTCTGAGTCCTTTGGTCTCCCTGCTACTGCTGATCTTATGTTTGCCCTTATTTCAACTGAAGATCTTGAAGGACTCGGGCAAATTATGGTGAAGCAGTTGAAGAATAGATATAATGATCCAACTATTTCCAAGAGGTTTGTGGTTGGTATTGATCGTGCCAAGATGCGTCTGTATGATTGTGAGCAATCTGCACAAGAAGATATTCTTGACAGTGGGAAGGATGAAGAGTATACTTATGAAGAACCAAAACCTAAGAAGTCGTTCGACGGATTTAAATTCTGATGACTAAAGTTGATACCGAAAAATACGTTGAGTTTGTAAAAGAAGTTACCAGTGAACCTAGTCTTGACTATGGTGCAATGGCATCTCGTCTTGCTGAACTTGAAGTAACTGGAACTAATACTTCTCAGTTGCTCACTGCTGCTCTTGGTCTAACTGCGGAGTCTGGTGAGTTCACTGAAGTTGTAAAGAAAATTCTTTTCCAGGGCAAACCATACACTGAAGAGAATATCTTTCATATGAAGCGTGAACTGGGTGATATCTGTTGGTATCTAGCACAGGCATGTATGGCACTCGATACTAGCTTTGATGAGGTGATTGAGATGAATGTTGACAAACTTATGAAACGTTATCCTGGTGGTAACTTCGATGTCCACTATTCTGAAAATCGCCAAGAAGGCGACGTTTAATGCTCACTGTTTTCAACTACATCACAGCATTTTGGACTGTAGTAGTAATTAATTGTATTCAACCCGTTAATTGGAAATACTGTTATCGGGTTGATCAGTGGTTAGTTCCTGAAATTCATGAGGGATGGAAACTATACACGGGAGAGACAGTTCCCTATCAAAACGAAAAGGAATATCTCAAGGGGTTATAGCTCAATTGGTAGAGCGCCTGTTTTGCACGCAGGAGGTTTGGGGTTCGAGTCCCCATAACTCCATAAATATTTAAAAAGGGTAATGGCAACTGACGCAAGAGAGACTGCCAAACAGGAAAATGGTTCAAGAGTTTTCTTTGAACATGTTATAGAAAAAGGAAAAGAACCAACAGATAAAATGATGCTGTCTGTCTACGATGGGTATGGACCAGAATGGAGAGACACCTACCGTAAACAAACAGCAGCATTAAAGAAATACTTAGGCGTAAACAAGGGGTATGAATATTCCAGAGATAATGGAATAATGCCTTATATTGAGAAGATTGCAAAGATAGAGTGTGGTGTGTCTGTAAAGGATCGTTGGAATCCCATGGATATTGTATTAGTCAAGAAGAGTAAGAAAAAAGTTATTGAGGGAACTATAAAAGAACTGACTAATATAAAAGGAATGTCTAAAGAAGCAAAACTAGGATTGCTTAATGCTTACATGAGAGAGACTCTGAATGAAAAATTGCTTATTGGAGTTTCCTTAAAAGCAATTGCAAAAAATAAAAAGAACGCTTCTTCAGAAGTTGCTAATGCCGGAGGAAAGAGTATACCGACTGAAGTTGATATGGTTAAGGGATCTTTGAAATGCACATTGACATTAGGAAAGAAGAAACCATTTTTATTTGATACTGGTGAACTTGGTTTTGATATGGAAACTGCTATGGGTGGCAAAATTCATGGGCAGTCTAGAAACTTTCAGTATTCCAAGGAAAGGAATCTAGTTCAAACAGATCTTACACCAAAGGGAAAGGATGCTGGGGCTAAACTTGGTAAAGTTTCCAGTATTGCATTAGATTCTTTTCTTGAGGGTATGGGATTAAATCGTCCAACTTCAGCAGCAAAGGATAAAAACATCCCCCCTGTTGGTGAGTGGACTGATTCTGCTAAACGATACTGGATTGATTTGTATAAGAAGTTAGATTCTTCTGATATGGTTGACTTTGGTGAGGTTGCTGTATATGAAAATAATAGGAGAGTTGCTGAGGGTTTTGAATCAGTTCTAGATTATGCAATCATGTATGAAACGAAGAAAGCAGATAGAAGTTCTGCTGGAAGATTTTCTTCTAAGTTAGTTGCTATGGAGTGGGCAAATATTTGGGTGACAATAGCAAAGAAAGGTAAATCAAAAGAATGGTGTACTGCGCTTTACTATGGTGCAAAAAAAGAATTTGGTAATTCTAATGGACCATTTTTGAAAATTTACTAAATAATGTATAAGGACTATCAATATCAATGAAAAGTTTCTTTCAGTTTCTGACAGAGGCGCAGTCGCAAGCAAGTATGCAGGCGAAAAAACTGAACCTAAAGAGTGATGGACACGGTGGTTGGTTAGACTCCCGTGGAAAATTTGTTGCGACTACTGAAGATGGTAAGTTAAAGTTTATTGATAAGAAGAAAAAGAAAGTAGAGGATGACAAACCTACACAACCAAAAGCATCAGCAAGACCAGAACCTAAGGCAGAACCTAAGAAAACTGCACCTGAGGCGACTGGCGCAAAGAAAGCAGAAGCAGGTGAGGGTGGAGAAGGTTCTAGAGAGACTACAGAAACTCTGACCGTTACATTTGGTCGTTTCAATCCCCCTACTGTAGGACATGGCAAACTTCTTGCTGCCGCAAAGAAAGCAGCAGCAGGGGAAGACTTGAAGATTTATCCTTCACGTTCTCAGGATCCTAAGAAGAATCCACTTGATCCTGACATGAAGATTGGATTTATGAAGAAGATGTTCCCCGACTATGAGGAGAATATTGTTAATGATGATCAAATGAGATCTATCTTTAATGTTCTTACAACAGCAGACGAACAAGGATATAAGAATGTTAATATCGTTGTAGGATCAGATCGTCAATCTGAGTTTGAGAATTTGGCACAGAAGTATAATGGAGATCTTTATAATTTTGATCTGATTCGTGTCATTTCTGCTGGTGTAAGAGATGCGGATGCTGAAGGTGTTGAGGGTATGTCAGCATCCAAAATGAGAAAGGCTGTGGTTGATGATGACTTTGATGCTTTCCGTCGCGGCACTCCTAAAGAATTAGATGATGGTGATACTCAAGCACTCTTTGATGCTGTTCGTTCTGGTATGAAAATCAAAGCGAAGAAGAAAGAAGTTGCAGAGATGTGGGAGATTGCTCCTAGATTTGATGCTAAAGGACTTCGTGAGCAGTACATAAATGGAGTCATCTATAAGATCGGTGATATTGTTGAAAGTCTTCACACTGGTTTGATTGGGAAGATTGTCCGTAGAGGGACCAATCATTTAATCTGTGTAACTAAAGAAGACTATATGTTTAAGTCTTGGATACGTGATGTTATGGAGTATACTGAAAAAACAATGGATAGACGTATGAGAGTTCCTGGTAAACCTAATACTCTTGATGGTACGACTGGATATCTTAAAAATGCAATGGCAGCAACAGGAACATCTAGTATTAAGAATTTCATAAATAAGAATAAGAAAAGAAAGTAGCGAATTCCCATGTCTAATGGTATTGGTCCTAATCCTTTGAATCCCCTCTCAAAGATTTACTTAGAGCAAATTGCTGAGAAAAAAGACGACACGTATCTGGAACCAGATATGAAAAAGCGTCAGAAGAATAATGAAAAGGCACGTAAAGATATGGAGAAGATGGGGACTTCAATGAAGAACCCTCATTTTGAAGAGGTTGAGCAGGTTAATGAAATAATTGATCCTAAGGGTGCTGCTCGCATAGATGCTGCGAAGAAAAAGAATAAGGTCGATGTCTTTGCCTATGACAGAAAACTTCAGGCACAAGGAAAACTAAAGGGCAAAAAACTTCCTCCCCCTCCAACTAATGAGTCACTTGATCCTGTCGGAAAGGAAGACGGTGATGTCAATAATGACGGTAAGAAGGACAGCACCGATTCTTACTTGATGAAACGTCGTAAGGCAATCGGCAAGGCAATGAAGAAGAGAATGTCCGAAGGTGTCCGTGATGAAGATCCTGAAAAGGGCACCAAAGAACGCAAAGCACGTCTCGAAAAGAAGCGTGGTATGAAACTGGATGACCATCCTCAATACAAGAAAGAGGATGTTGATAATGTGGATGAAATGTACAAGGCACTTCCTAAAGAGAAGATGCAACGTCAGACTCAAAAAGCATATGACAAAGAGCAAAGAGCAGTTGCTGCTGGTGATGAAAAAGAAGTCAACAAACAGATGCAACGCAGAATTGCTATGACTAATCCTTCAGGACGTAAATCTGCACTTATGAAGAAGTCTATGAAGGAAGCATATTCATCCTGGAGGCAAGACCTCTCCGAGATCATGACTGACGATATTGACTCTAAACCTATCAAAGAAAAGAACGTAAAGAATAAAATCAAAATCAACCCTAAATTAGGTGAAGCAGTTGAGGAGATGGGAGGGGAACTCATCGAAATGACTGAGATCAGTGAGTATGATTTCATGGTAGAGGGTCTTCGTCAGGAACTAGTTGATGAAGGACATGATCCTGAGGCAGTAGACCATGCCCTTGAAGAAGCAAAAGTAACTATGGGTCATGACACTGAAGGACCTAAATCTGAAAGAACCAGAGACAAATTGAAGAAGAAAGCAAAGGGTTTCCTTGGTAAAATTGCATACAAAGGATATCATGCTGCTAGAGATGCTAAGAGAGCAGTATCACCTATGGTTCAGAGAATCAAAACCTCCGCTAAGCGTGGTATGAGAAAGGCAGCACTTAAAGTCGCTGACAAACTGAAAGAAGAGAATGTTGATGAGGCAGTCTACGGAGGCGGAGAAACGCCAAAAAAGTCTGAAGACAAGCGTATGGTCGTCACCAACGCTGATAAAAAAGGTAACACTCCTGCATATCAGAAAATGATGGCAGGTGACAAGCGTTATAAATCTGCTGATCACATGGGTGAGGAAATGTCTCCTCAAGAAGTTCAGATGCAGAAAAAGAAGGCAATGCTCGATAAGATGATTGCTCAGAGAAGAAGACAGGAACTTGACAAGTCAAAAGCAGAACCCACAAAAGCAATGGGTGAGGCAAAGGAACTGAGTATTGCTGATCAGATGAGAATCTCTCGCGAAGCAGCAGCAAAGAGAAAACCATATCAACCTGGTGATCGTGAGAAGCAACGTGCTGCTCAGCTCAAGCAGATGGCAAAGAATGCACCCAAGGACACCAGAACTGATGCTCAGAAGATGACCGATGCTACTGGTCCTCGTCCTGGTTCTCGTTATAGAGGTGACTGATGCCTGCAGTATCTAAGAAGCAGCAACGTTTTTTTGGAATAGTTCGCGCCATTCAAAAAGGTGAGATGGCAGCGACTACTCCTGAGACTGCTAAAGCAGCTGCTGACATGAAGAAGAGTGATGTGAAAGACTTTGCATCCACTAAACATAAGAAACTTCCTGAAAAGAAAGTTGCCAAAGAGGAAAAAACTTTTTCTCAGAAAGATAAAATTATGAAGAAGGCAAAACCACTTCATAAACATCTATTCAAGAACTTGCATAAAGGTGATAACTCTGGTGATGTAAATGAGGAATCAAATCCTCGTATCCCTAGAAAGAAAGGGCAACCTGCTAACTCTAAGAAGCACTCTGACTTATACACTGATGAGAATCCTAAGGGAACTATTCATGGTTTAGGATTTAAAGATGTTGCTACTGCTAAAGCATCGGTTTCTAAGATTCGTAATTCATCAAGATCTCATGCTCACAAAATCCAGGCAGCAGTCGCCATGGAACAGAGAGCAAGAGAAATGGGCAAAACCTCTGAGGCAGCAGTCTATAGAAAATATATCAATTCAATGAAAAAGAAGACCAAGAAAATGAATGAAGGTTGGTCTGACAAATATAAAAAATCTATCGATTGTAATAATCCAAAAGGATTTTCTCAGAGAGCACATTGCCAAGGTAAGAAAAAGGTCTCTGAAGAAACTAAGTATGATAGGTATGACAAGGAGAAAAAAGAGTTTGCTAAGGCAGATCGAAAGATGAAGTTTGGTAAGTTTGTTGGAAAGACAAAGGAAGCAAGAGACCGTCTTCGTCCTGGTGAAGTAAAACGTTATGATAAAAAGTTGGGAAGGTATGTTTCTAACAAAGAATAACGATATATAGAATATAGTCTACTGAGGTCATCATGCTTGCATTTCTACTTCCACTAGCTTCAAAAATCATCAAAGATGCAGTTACAAAAATTCCAGAGAATGAGGAATTGGGTGAGAAAATGGTTGAGATCTGTCTTATTATTCTTGCTAAGGCAGTTAAGTTGACCAAGACTGACATGGATGATCAGTTATTAGAAGTTGTCGCAAAGGCAATTAAAAACCGCGAGGAGGATTGAACTGCAATCTATCCTTTTTATAAATATTAATTAGCAAAACATTTAATAGAGACGAGACATGGCACTCTGGGGTAATAACGACAATGTATTTTCGGGGGGTACTGTCACTCTCGAATATGGTACGAATAGAGTTGTAGGAACAGCTACTTCTTTTGGTGAAGCTGGATCTGCTTCTGTTGGAGATGTAATTAGTTTTGGTACTCCTTTTGACGGTCCTAAAAATTATCATGGTGATGCGGTAATCGTAGCGATTGGTAGCACACTTGAGTTGACCATTGATTCGACTGCAGGTCTGAGTCATGGTATGATTGAGAATGTAAACTATAGGATCACTCAGTCGCCTAAGTCTGCGACTCATGATCCTAATCATAACCAGATGACTAATTCTGCTAAGTTCAGAACAGTCAAACTGGCAACAACTACCAACCACGCTAGAGTTGGTATTGGATCTACTGTTATTTTTGTTTCTGGTAATCCCTCTGGAGAAAACGTTACTGCTGGAGATACTGTTCTCTTTGGTGGTGGTGATCTTCCTGTTGGAGTTGCTTCTGTTGTTTCTGTTGGTGCCACCTTCGCCAGAGTTCAGGCAAGTGGAATCGCAACACAATCCCTTCACTATCATGCTCACGGTCTTAGAGCCATCGGTCAATCTGAAGTAACCCTGTTCGACAGATACCTATTCGGAAGAGATAATCACGTAACCTCTATCAGAGTTGGTGATACTTTCGTTGCTGGAACAAACTCTATTGGTATTGGAACCATTAGACCGTTTATCAGTCCTGGAACATCAGAACCAAATAGGATCACTGTTGTTCTTGATACTCCTCTGACTCAGGCAGTTGGATTTAGACAAGCTGTAGAAATTAAGAGAGGAATTGCAGTCGGAACTTCTATTGAGTTTATTGGTTCTGAAACTGAATCTGGAAAAGAAGCAACCGTTATCGGTATTGCACAAACAGGTGCATCCAACGCATCTGGTACTTCCTATCAACTGACCTCTACAGGTTGGGTTGGTATTACCACTTACACCGATATGCATGGCAATGCAAGAGTCAAGAAAGAGACTCTGGTAGCAATGTCTGGCATCACCACCAGTGTTGCTTATCCTCCTGCATGATCTAGTCTATGCTTTTTAATGAATTGAATGAGGATAATTTTTTATTATTCGCTATCCGAAACTATGAGAATCCACAAGCGGTAACGAAGGAGGATTTTGACAAAGACCTGAATCACTTCAAATATATCAAAAGATTATTGAAGAGATACAAAAACACAGGTCAACTCAAAACTCACCTCCTTCTAAATCATTTCATTATTCTCTATAATATCTTTGGTGAAGCAACAACTCCAATGTTGTTCTTTAAAATCGAGAGTGATCTCTGGTCTGCCATGAAAAGTTTTATCATCTTCTTGGGTAAACTACCGGAGTATCCTCACTCTTCGATACATAATATTAAGGTCGATATGACCTGTTTAGAGGAACTTTACAAGATCTATAATGAAAAAGGAAACTCTTGACAAAATTATTGACTTCATTCGTGAAGAAGCACCTACCAATAATATTGGTGGTGGAAAGATTGCTGGTTCTGTAGAGGCAGGTGACGACCCTCCAGTAAGAAAAAGAAATAAATACATCTACATGAAGGGCGTAAGGAAAATGTGGAAACCCGAAAATGGCTGAGCAAGTTAAGGTCGCAATTCTAGAAGAAAGACTGCAGAACTTTGAGACTTTGGTCTCTAGGTTAGACTCTGCCATAGAGAAATTAGCAGAGGTAAATAATAATGTGTCGCGTATGTTAGCGGTCCATGAGGAAAGAATTACAAAACAGGAAAACATCGACTCAGTTTTGTTTGATAAAATCGACAAACTCCGTGATAAAATGGACATCGATCATAACATCGTTAGTAAACGATTATCAATATTGGAACGAAAACTTTGGATTGGCATCGGAGCACTGGGAGCAGTATTAATAATTACAAATCCACAATCAATCAAAACTCTTAGACCCTTGTTAACCTCTGCTGAAAGTGCTATAGTAGCACCAGCGATATCTCTTGTGAATGGATCATATTGATTCCAAGTTTATTGGACTCGTATCTTCAAAACTAGAAAAGTTTAAAAGAGTAAAGGCAAATCTTTACAACTTTCGTTGCCCTATCTGTGGCGACTCAAAAAAGAATAAGTCCAAAACAAGGGGATATCTGTATGCTTCAAAGGTAAATACTAACTATAAGTGCCACAATTGTGGTGCTTCGATGTCACTTAACAACTTTTTAAAGAAGGTTGATCCAGTGGTGCAGAAGCAGTATGCGATGGAGAAGTTCAAAGAAGGTTTCTCTGGTCGAAACTTCGTTGTAGAAGAACCAGAGTTTAAGTTTGAGACACCTAAGTTTAAGAAGAAACTCAAACTTCCCAAGGCATCCGAAAATCCTGAAGCAGCAGGATATCTCATAGCAAGGAAACTCAACCCTGATGATTTCTATTTTGCTGAACACTTTAAAAAGTTTGCTAATAGTTTAAAACCAACATTTAAGAGTGAGGAACATGATGAAGAACGTATCATCATCCCTCTTTATTATGAAAAGAACTTAATTGGATTCCAGGGAAGATCTCTAGGTCCTAGCAAGGTTAAATATATTACCGTGATGCTTGACGATGATGCACCAAAAATCTACGGATTGGATAACATCAGAAGAGATGCTCCAGTCTACGTTACAGAAGGACCATTTGATAGTACGTTCATTCGCAACGCGATTGCTATGTGCGGAGCTGACGCTGATGTTGGTCGTTGGGGGATTGGCAGTCCTGTGTGGATCTATGATAACGAACCCCGCAACAGAGAAATTACAAACCGAATATCCAAAACAATCGATTCTGGTCAGTCGGTAGTTATTTGGCCAGATAGTATCGATGACAAAGACATAAATGATATGGTAATGAATGGACTGGATGTGCAGTCTGTGATAGAATCAAACACATATAGTGGTTTACAAGCAAAACTTAAATTTAACACCTGGAAGAAGATATGAGTAACGGCACCAAGGTTAAAAAGAGAGACGGAAGAATTGAACCTCTTGACCTAGATAAAATGCATTTGATGGTTGAAGAGGCAACCACGGGTCTTGCAGGGGTGTCTGCGAGTCAAGTTGAGATGAAGTCAGGTATTCAGTTCTACGATGGCATCACCACTGCAGAAATCCAAGAAATTTTAATTAAAAGTGCTAGTGACTTGATTGATTTAGATCATCCAAACTATCAGTACGTTGCTGCTCGTCTGCTTCTGTTCGCTCTCCGTAAGAGTCTCTACGGAAAGATGAGAGAACTACCTCATCTAGAGCAGCATATTATGAGTTGTACTGAAATTGAAGTTTACGATAAAGAAATTTTCCTCAAGTATTCTAAAGAGGAAATTGATAAAGCAAACTCCATGATTGATCATGGACGTGATTTCGACTTTACCTATGCTGGTCTCCGGCAGGTTGTGGATAAATACTTAGTGCAAGATAGGAGTTCTGGTGGAGTCTATGAGACCCCACAGTTCATGTACATAATGATTGCACTAACAATTTTCCAAGAGTATCCAAAAGATACCAGGATGTCATACGTCAAGAGGTATTACGATGCAATCTCCAAACACAAACTCAACATTCCCACACCTATCATGGCAGGAGTGCGAACTCCACTTCGACAATTTGCTAGCTGTGTTCTTGTTGATGTTGATGACACCCTCGATAGTATCTTTAGCTCTGATATGGCAATTGGCAAATACGTTGCACAAAGGGCGGGAATCGGTATCAACGCGGGCAGAATCCGTGGCATCAACAGTAAGATCAGAGGTGGAGAGGTACAGCACACAGGTGTGGTCCCCTTCCTTAAAAAGTTTGAGTCAACTGTCCGATGCTGCACACAAAACGGTATCAGAGGTGGTTCAGCGACAGTTCACTTTCCTATCTGGCATCAGGAAATCGAAGACATCATCGTTCTAAAGAATAACAAAGGAACAGAAGACAACCGGGTACGCAAACTTGACTATTCCATTCAAATATCGAAAATTTTCTACGAACGTTTCATCCAGGATGGAGAAATTAGCTTGTTCTCACCGCACGACGTACCAGGTTTGTATGACGCTTTTGGTACTGATAGGTTCGATGATTTATATGTGGGGTTTGAACGAGATGAGTCTGTTCCAAGAAAAACTGTTTCAGCACAAAGACTCATTCTAGACCTCTTGAAGGAGCGTGCTGAGACTGGTCGCCTGTATATCATGAACATCGACCACTGCAACACTCACTCTTCTTTCAAAGACAAGGTGAATATGTCTAACCTGTGTCAGGAGATTACCCTGCCCACAGATCCTATTGATCACATCGATGATGAATTTGGTGAGATTGCTCTGTGTATTCTCTCTGCTGTCAATGTTGGTAAGGTTAGAACTGATCAAGAACTAGAAAATCTCTGTGACCTTGCTGTCCGTGGTCTAGAAGAATTGATTGACTATCAGAAATATCCTGTGGTGGCAGCGGAACGTGCTACAAAGGCACGTAGATCCCTTGGAGTGGGTTTTATTGGTCTGGCACACTATCTTGCTAAACTTGGGTTCAAGTACGACTCACAAGAGGCATGGGACGCTGTTCACGGTCTCTCTGAGGCATTCCAGTTCTATCTCCTGAAGGCATCTAATCAACTTGCCAAGGAGAAGGGATGGTGTGAAAACTTTGGTCGAACTAAGTATGCTGATGGACTCCTTCCTATTGATACATACAAGAAGGATGTTGACGAAATTTCATCTCAGGAGTTGGAGCATGATTGGGAAGGTCTTAGAACATCTATCTCCACCCACGGACTTAGGCACTCAACATTGTCTGCTCAGATGCCATCAGAGAGCAGTTCCGTTGTGTCAAATGCAACAAATGGAATCGAGCCACCTAGAGACTATCTGTCCATTAAGAAGAGCAAAAAGGGACCACTCAAGCAGATTGTCCCACAATATAACAACCTTAAAAATAATTATACGCTTCTTTGGGATATGGAGTCCAATCGTGGTTATATTAATGTTGTTGCTGTGATGCAAAAATTCTTTGATCAAGCGATTTCTGGTAACTGGAGTTACAATCCTGAGAAGTATCCTGAGAATGAAGTCCCAGTGTCCGTCATGGCACAAGACTTTTTGACTACATATAAGTACGGTTGGAAAACCTCCTACTATCAAAACACTCATGACATGAAGAATGATGAGGTAGTAGAAGAAAAACCAAATTTAGATAATCTGTTAAACGAATTAGAACAAGCCGAGGAGGGAGAGTGTGAATCCTGTGCAGTTTAAAGTTTCTTCAGTAGAGGAAAATAATATGACTAAAGTTAAGGGCATGACTGTCTTTAACACTGAACAAGTAAATACTAAAAAACAACCGATGTTTTTCGGTAAACCTCTGGGAGTCCAGAGATACGATTCGTACAAATACCCAGTTTTTGATAAACTGACAACTCAACAACTGGGTTACTTCTGGAGACCAGAAGAAGTTTCACTACAAAAAGACCGTGGGGATTATCAAACACTTCGTCCAGAACAAAAGCATATCTATACCTCTAATCTCAAGTATCAGATTATGCTTGACTCCATTCAAGGGCGTGGTCCTGGGATGGCTTTTATTCCTTACTGCAGCTTACCTGAACTAGAGGCATGTATGGAGGTCTGGGGGTTCATGGAAATGATCCACAGTCGTTCCTACACATATATCATCAAGAACGTCTATTCAGATCCTTCTGAGGTATTTGATAAGATTGTCACCGACCAACGCATTCTAGAGCGTGCTAGCAGCGTTACATCGGCGTATGATGACTTTATTGGAAGCGCACATTTCCATGATAATTCAAATCAATGGCAACACGCATTAGAAGAAGTCCCAACCGCATTAGAAGGCAAGTATGAACTCAAGCGTAAACTCTACAGAGCAGTTGCAAACGTTAACGTTCTTGAGGGTATTCGGTTTTACGTTAGCTTTGCTTGCAGTTTCGCCTTTGGCGAACTTAAACTCATGGAAGGATCTGCAAAGATCATCTCCCTTATTGCAAGAGACGAAAACCAGCACCTAGCAATCACTCAGAACATTCTGAACAAGTGGGCGCAAGGTGACGATCCTGAAATGAAACGGATCATGAAAGAAGAGGAGGAGTGGACTTACAAATTGTTTGATAATGCAGTCAACGAAGAGAAGCGTTGGGCAGATTATCTGTTCAAGGACGGATCTATGATTGGTCTGAACGACAAACTTTTACAACAATATGTTGAGTGGATTGCCAATCGTCGTCTGAAAGCGATAGGATTGAAACCGCAGTATGATATTGCTGCAAAGAACAATCCATTGCCTTGGACGCAACACTGGATCTCTTCTAAGGGTCTCCAGGTTGCACCACAGGAGACTGAGGTTGAATCTTACGTTGTGGGTGGCATCAAACAGGATGTCAAAAAAGATACGTTCTCCGGATTTCAACTCTAATGAAAGAACTTTCAGAAGAGGACCAACGTTTATTGCGTCTTGGTCCTCAGTTTTATCTTCCAGACCAAGTGCTGCGATATCAAAAACTTAAGAAAATGCTTGAGAATGAACAAAATGCCAAGGAATCAACTGACCAGGGATGAAGTCAAAGCAAGAATAGAGAGACTTAAAAATGATCTTCATTATGAAGAACATCGGTACGATGATGAAGCACGGGGTCTGGCACATAAATATCTGAATAAGGTATTAGATCTTCTTGATGAGTATAGATATTGATTATGAAAATCCCTGGTTATATTGTAACAGACCTTTTACTAGTGACGATATTCACGACTTTTATGGTTTTGTGTATAACATTACCAATCTCACCAACCAACGACAGTACATTGGGCGAAAGTATTTTTGGAGTCATCGAAAACCTCCAGGAAAGAAACGCCGAGTAAAAAAAGAATCTGATTGGAAAAAGTACTATGGGTCTTGTCCAGAACTTAAAGAGGACATTGAACGACTGGGTAGACAAAACTTTAGTCGCACTATCCTCAGCTTACATAAAACACCTGGCAAAACAAACTTTGAAGAAACCAGACAACTCTTCATCCACGGAGTCCTTACCGAATCCCTTGACACAGGAGGACCTGCCTACTACAATAGTAACATCCTCAGCAGGTACTTCCGAAAAGACTATTATGATGGAGACTGAAGAAATTGTTGCTGACGTTAGACAGTGGGCTATTGACAAAGTTGCAGAGTACAATGGAAAAGGTGTTGATCGAATTTATGATATGCTGTCAATCATGGCAGAATTTGATGAGTGGTTCGACCCTCAAGAAGATTTAGAAGTTATCTCACTTGACGAAATCAGTAAAGAGCAATATGATGACTTCACTGATTATATGAATGACGGTGTTGAAAGGGGATAATCCCCTTCTTTGACTCAGTAGCTCAGCTGGATAGAGCAACTGCCTTCTAAGCAGTCGGTCGTAGGTTCAAATCCTACCTGAGTCGCTGGGCATTGGGAGAGACCACCACCACCTCCTCTCCCATGTAAGACCCGATCTGCGGGTGTGGTGTAGCGGTAACATGCGAGCCTTCCAAGCTCTTGTCACGGGTTCGATCCCCGTCACCCGCTCTGGGAAATTAACTCAGAGGTAGAGTGCCTGCTTTACACGCAGTATGTCACTGGTTCGATCCCAGTATTTCCCATGTTCTATTAACACTAATAACCCATGATTACAGTAAGATGCAAAGAGTGCGGAACAGAATTGACAAGCACTAGTAAAGTTCAGTTCTGTGGATGTTCCAACCAGATGAGAGTCGCTGACAACAAAGTCGGTGCTGTTGATATGGATAAAGTTGTCATGGTTTCTAATAATCTAGAGAGAAAAATTGATAGTCATTTCTCTAGAACGGAACTTTTATATCAAGAAGAGCGTCGTAAACGTAAGATACGCCGCATTGAATTTGAAGAACGTTAGGAAAAGTAAACATTTAGAAAGCATTAAATCGGTAAATAGTATCA